AAGAGCTTGCAGAACAGCTTTTAGATGACGTTAATAGAGGATTAATCGGTAAAGATCATCTTCTAAGAGTATGCTTAGAGACATTAGACAAACTAGATTCTAATGTTCTCTTTGAAATGGCCATTGACAATGGTTTTATTGAAGATGCAAATGACGATGATGAAGAGTTCGTTGATTATGAACTTGATGCTCCTCAAAAAATTATCGAAAAAGTCTTACGAAGGCATGGAGAATAACATGGATTATTGGATGTTTTGGGTAACCGCAACCATCTTTACTGTAATAGGTTATTATTTTGGAAAAAACGAACCAGTACCATTAGAACATTCTAAAAAAATAACCGAAAATGTAATAGATACCTTAATAAAAGATGGTTATCTCAAAACTCGAGGTTCTGGTGAAAACACAGAGATTCTTAAATATGATGAATTATAGAGCATTTAAAGTTACAGCACTTGATAATTCAAAACTTGTTGCTGAATATATCTTTGACTCATTAAAAGCAGCATTAAGCTTCCATCATGGAATGGTAGCAAAAGGGTATGTTGTAAATATCGAAAGATTGTAATAAATAATATTACGAGCTAATCAGACTAGTATCTAGCCTTGAAACCCCGTATATAATTAAAGGAGAGATACTATATGTCATTTTTTGGTCCACAGATACGCTACCAATCAAACTTTAAATCAGATTATTCTGCAGATAAAAAAGCCATAGATCATCTGATTATACCACACCCTGAGATTAGAGAAGATAAAGATTTTATTAAATTGAGTAAAGTCTTAGCATCACTTATTGAAAGTGGAATTACTAAAATGGGTGAAGGATATTGTATTAGCGTATCAGATATTATTTTTAATTATCTGAATCAGATTGGAATTAAATGCCATCTTGAAGAAGTAAAGCTTAGTATATTTGACCAAGAATCTCAAAAAGCTGAAATGATTGGTCATAATACAGTATGGACTAAAAACTCTCATCAAGCTGTTTCAACACATATTGTAGTTATTACAGATACAGATATTCCAATGCTTATTGATTTATCTATTGCTCATAAACTTCCAAATAATAGACAAGGAATTGTTGCTAAAGCAGAAAACTTAGGAAGTAAACTAATGGCGAGCTTCGAATATGGTAAACATGGGTTTATGTATCAAGAAAAAATAGATGGAATTGGTGTTCCTCAATTGCACCAAATTAGTATTTTAGATCGCATTGGAACAGACAGACGAATTTTTAGTGCTATGAAAAGATTGGAAATAATGAATATTATTGGAATCTTTTTAAGCACTTTTGCCTTAATTAACGTTATAGGCAAAATATGGTTGGATTGGTGGAATTAAACTAATCCTTTTTACACACAGACATTACACACAGGAGAAATATTATGTCTAATAAAACAGGCTTTGAAATCAGAGCAAATCTATTGTCCCAAGCAGAGGGACTTCTTATGTCCAACATTGATAGAGAGTATCAAACTATCTTTGAATGGAATCAAAACCACCCTGAAAACAAGAAAGATTTACCGTTACGTCAGGTAAGTCCAGCTGATGTAATTCAGGTTGCAAAACAACTTAATGAATTTGTTAACGAAAAATAATTAAACTTTTTTCACAAAAATGGTTGACATTTGCGTGAAACTGTGTTATAATATATTTTTATTATGGAGAAAGATGTATTATTTCATCGTTGAACAAATCTCAGATAGCATAATGAAAATCATTCCTGAGAGTGATTCTCACTTATTGCAATCTGGTGGATTGAGATTAATCGAAAGAGTTTTCATTCCACTATAAGTTATAATAATAGGGGCTTCTAGCTCGGGGTAGCGGCAGGACTATGATTAACAATTCTACACTAATTAACGAATTACGTTAACAAAATCCACCGCCCCAATTTTTAGGTAATTTGAAACACTAAGTTAGTCACTTAGGCTTTTAGAAAAGCGCAAAGAACAAATGACGATTGTGACTGCGGAGTTCAATACTTAGGCGGATCTTTACATACCTTTGATTGGTGTATATGGAAGGTCCGCCGTTTTTTTATGTATGGCCCGTTCGTCTAGTGGTTAGGACACATGGTTTTCATCCATGCAACAGGAGTTCGATTCTCCTACGGGCTGCCAACTGAATAATATTATGAATATAAGCGAAAGAACCAAAAGAATACACAGAGAAACAGGAACACAAGTTGGGACTGGATTGTTAGTCAATTATCCACTTAACTTATCTTTGTTGTATATTTTTATTGAAAAGGTTGGTATTAATGATCCTTTATTATTAGGAACAATGGTTACTTGCGTGATGACTATTGTTGCTTACACAAGAATCTTTCTGATTCGATCATACTTTGATAAACACCCCAAATAAAAAAAGGGACCCTGAAAGGATCCCTTTAAAGATTGGTAGGTGAACCCTACTCTTCTTATTGATGAAAAGTTTTTTCTAAGCTTAGAATAAGTTAGAAACAATAACTTTTCTGTAGTACTGGTTAAGGTCTGCAGTAAGAGCACCAAGACCTTGAGCTGTACCATGAGCAAATGGATTAGCAACCATGCCATAACGAGTTTTGAACCCGATTTTTGGCTGGAAGCTATTCTCACCAACTGCTCTAACCATTTGTAATGGAACGTATGGGCAATAGAATAAACCTGCGTCAAAAGCAGATGAACCTTTGTACCCAACTACTAAGTAGTTTGCGCCTGCGAATGGATCAACATACACTCTGAAACGTCCGTTAAGAACACCAGCAAAAGTATTACCAGTATCATCAACTTCTAAAGAGTTGCTGTTAAGAGCAGGAGCGTAATCCAATACACCAGCCATTTGCAATGCAGAAGCTACGTCTGAAGAACAAATAACGATGTTACCTTTCCCTCTACGTGTTCCTTTTGCAATAGCGTTAGCTTCTTGTTCAATCTGGAACATAAGTCCTTTGAACTTCTCAACTGACCATCTGCCGTTAGCATCAACGTCTAAGTCGAAAGTACCTGGAACTGCTGTTCCTGTTGCACCTGGAAACGCTGTGCTATAGATTGTTCTAACAACTTCTCTGTTGATTTCTGTTAAGATTTCAGACTGAAGAATGTTAGCAAGTTCTGTTTCAGCGTCTAAGCCATGAACTGCTCTTAAGTCTTGAGCAAGTTCAGTTGTGTATTCAGCTTTCAAAGCACGTGTTTTCGCTGATACTGTAACTTTCTCAATTGAGAATGCCATTTCAGCAAAGTTTGTACCTTGACCATCACCTAGAGCTTCTGCAGCTGCAGTAGTCATACCAGTACCAGTTGTAATTAACTGAGTATTAGCATTTGGTAATGTGTTAGCGTGAGCTCCTGTACCTGAGAAGTCTGTATCAGCTTCGTTGTACATAGCTTCAGCGCCACCTTGTGAACCATACTTAGCTCTCATCGCGAAGATAAGACCTGTAGGACCAGTCATAGGCTGAACACCACAGATATCGTAAGCGATAAGGTTAGGAATAGCTCTTCTTACTAATGAGATCAAAATAGGGTCGTAACCAGCTGTTGGACCAGCTGCTGCATTTCCTGGAGATACACTTGCAGAGAAACCACCTGTACCAGCGTCGTTAGCTGGTGCTTCAGAAAGAAGACTTGTCATGTTTGCAGACAAGTCACCTGTTTCAGCAAGTGCTCTTTCAGTGTTTTCAAGAATAGTCGCAGTTACGGCTTTTCTATGTTGATCGTTAATTGGTGAAAAAGATTCGTGATCCAAAATTGGAGTCCACTTTTCCACTAAGGCTTGATAATTAGACATTTTTGTCTCCTTTATTTAATTAACGTTTATTATTAAAAAAAACCAATTTATTAATTATTCTTTTTTCTGTCGAGTGCTTCAACAAGAGCATTAATAGAAGCGTAATCAGAAGCTGGTTTTTTAACTTCCTGTTCTTCTAGAATAATTTCGTCTTCTTCGACTTCTTCTACTTTAGGTGCGGCAACTTTGCCTTCGCTAAAGAAAGATTCTTTGATTACTTGAAGATTATCTGCATAAGCTTCTAAATCTTCAACATCGAGTTTTTCAGAAAGTACTTTAAATCTTTCTTTTTGATTTTCAGAAAGACCTTCAGTCATTTCTTCGAAAACTCTTTCAGCTTTAATAGAAGAAATTGCTCTTTGAAGCTCAATGTTCTCGTTAACGAGTTCATTTGATTTCTCTTCTAAGTCTGAAACTTGTGTTTCCAAGTCAGCTACTACGTCGAATGTTTCGTCGTCAATAGTAACATTGTGTTCTGCGAAAAGAGTTTTAAGACCATTCATTAAAGACTCTGCCATTTCTACTTTAATGCCAGCTTCTACAGCGATCTTGTTCTCTTCCATCCACTCGCCAACTACGTAATCAAGATACTTGTCTACATTTTCAACAACATCTTTCATACGAGTTTCAATTGACTCGCTTAATTCTACTTCAAGCTTTTCTTCAAGCTCTGAACGAATAGCTTCTACTTGGGTTTTGACCTGTTCGTTTACTGCTGCTTCAAAAACAACTTCGATTTTGTTTTTGAATTCTTCAGAAAGTTCTTCTCCATCGATGATAGAAGCAATAGATTCTGCTACAACAACTTCTTCTACAGTTTCAGTTTCTTCTTCAACTGCATCTTCAGCGATTGCTACTTCTTCTGTTTCTACTTCTTCAGCTGTAGGAACTTTTTCTCCGGCCTTTTCTTGACCAGGAGTTTTTACGTCATGCTCTTTAGGCTTGTCGTCTTTTTTAGGCTTTCTGTTACCTTCACCACCCTCAGGGGCTTGAGGTGTAGGGACAGTTGAAATACCGTCGTCAGCAACGAATGTATTTTTGTCGTCTGCCATAATGTTTTCTCCTTTAATATGTTTTAGTACAAAATTAATCTGACTGCAAATTATTTATTAAAAAGTTATTTTCTCAAAGAACGAACGAATGTTGTAAACATTCTTGCTGCCGTTTCTTCATCAATTTTTCTTACCACTCGATTGATTTTTTTCTCAACTTCTTCTACAATCTCTTCGATTACCTGCTCAACTTCTTGAGCTCTCCAAGATGCAGAAGCAATGTCGTAGTAATACTCTCTATTCTCCATAATGCCGTTCACAAAAGCATTAGGAGCTGAAGGATCAGTTACAATATCAACTGTTGCTAAATGGAAATCCTTTTGAACTTCCATAACACCGTCCTTCAATTGCTTTACCGAGCCTAAACCTCTTGTTGAAACGCCGATTTTAACTCCTTCGTCAAGCAATGATTTAACAATTTCACCCATAGGAGTTGTTAAAATTTTTGCTTTACCGTAAAAGTCATTACCTTCACGTTTCATACTAGTGATCAAGTGAGAAACACGATCTCCGTTGATTGTTGGACCGTCAGGATGTCCTAATTCACCAAGAGATCTTTTTTGTTCAATGAAATCCTTTTGATAACGATTCATTTCACCTTCTAAAGTATCACTTGGGTAAATTCTTCCATTGCGGTTTTTGATATTACCTTGCATGAAGATACCTTCGATAAAATAATTCTTTTTACCGTCTTCTTTTGCTTCGGTAATAACTTCGCAAGTTTCGTTTACTTCAGTTATTAGTTTCATGTTTCTTACCCTATCTATAAATCTTTTAAATATTTATAACTTTAAGGAATACCATTAGCATTCCTATTATCATAGAAATTTTTTGATAGTTCTCCCCGCTCTGCGGTTTCTCCTACCTTTCTAACCTTTACATAGGTGTATTGAGCATTTCCACCTGTAGGAGTATATGTTCTTACTCCTAAAGCTGTAGTGCCATTAGCATCTGAATAAGTATCTGATGCTGTAGCGGCATTGTCGTATTCCCAAATTCCGTTAGAACCGAGAACAGAAACCCATGCCATTATACACCTGCTGTTTTAGCAAAATCTAAAATTTCTTTAAACCCTTTTTCATCTCTCATGAAAATAGTTTGCATTTCTTCTTTGTTCTTTCTGTCTTTTAAACCTTTGAATAAATCATTTAAGAGCTTAGAATCTTGTGGAGTAACTCTTACTCTCTTTTTATTATTTAATTGCATAAACCCAGGCTTTACTACCACTGGTTTAAAAGCTGCTTCTTCAACGTTTTCTACTTCTTCTTTAAACTTTTGCTTATATTGAGATTTGAGTTGACTCATTAGAACATTTGCTTCGTCTTCATCTTTAACCATTCTAAAGATAATATCGCCACCATCATAATCAAAGAAACGCTCTACATCACGCTTTGATTTCATATTTTCTTTTTCGGCAGCTTTTCTTACTGCTGCACTAACAGCAGCTCTATCATAAGCTTCGGCTACTTTTCCTTTGCCGCCACAATGTGGACAATCTTCATCACATCCACAACCTTCTTTAGTAATTTCATTTCCGCAACATTCACATTTTTCTTCATGAAGAAGGCTTGCAATTTCTTCGTCAACAGACTCGTATGTTTCTTCCATATCATCGTCATCGACATCAATATCTTTTTCAGCTTCTGCTGCTTTCTTTGAACCTACTGCATAAGCATGTAATGATTTAACATTACCGAATACTTGTGCTAATTTATTTTGCCACCATTCTTCTGGATCTAAATCGTCTGTTGCTAAAAATTCCATAAGATCTTCTGCTGCATAACAGATATAATGAAGTTGCTTCATCATCATTGGAATTTCTTCTTGGGGACTTTCAAGAAGATCTTCTTCTGAAGTGATTTTGTTCATTAAATCTTTAAAAGAAACTTGAGTATTTTCTTTTCTTAATGCACCGCCGCCAATATCTCTTGGCATTTTAAATGGCTTGTCTTGTTTTTCTAAATGAGGATCGTAATTAGTATCGCCTTCTTGATCGGCTGGTCTTGGTTTACGCTCTACACCTTCGATCTCACCTGTAAATTGACTATCAGGAGCGACTGGGTGTTTAATCAATTCGATCTTATGTAGATCTTTAAATTTCTTCTCGTCGCCACTTTTCGGCTGGGCGATTTCTGAGAGAATATCTTTAAAGTTTTTCATTGTTAAGTCCCTATTTTATTTGATATTATTTTTTATTTATATTAAAATGGATTACCTGAGTCCATGTCTTCGTCGCCTTCATCAGGTGCCGCCGCTTTTTCTGCTTCCATCTGATCCGTCATTTCATTAAATTCTTCTTCTGACATTTGAAGAACATTTCTTATTACCCATTCTCTTGAATAATATTTTCCAATTTGTTCTTCAACATCTCTAAGAGTATTTAATCTTTCTCTTAAAATTTCAGCATTTTTCAATTCGTCATAATAACTATCTCTAGCAAAATCATAACGAATATCATTTCTAATTTCATCGAACTCTTCAGGTGTTAAAATACCTTTAAGTACCAATTGTTTTTCTAGCATAATAGTAAATATCCAAGAAAAACGTGATCTGATACGTTTAATAAACTTTCCAAACTTTAACTCGTCTCTGGTAATTTCAGATGTTCTACCAAAGTTCGCCATTGTTTCAGGCTCTAAACGCGTTAAAGGTACTTTCAACGCTTTATATAATTTACGTTGAAAATACGTCATGTTTTCGTCGTTGCTTAAACCTTGAGCACTACCACCTGCTAATGTATCAACCTCTGTGGTACGCTCACCGCCTCGACGTGGGAACCAAAAGTCCTCAGTCATTGTCAACATTTTACGAGAATCTGTAATCTCACCTGTTGACGAATTATATTGAAGTTTATTCTTATGGCGAGTCATCATATCTCTAAGATATTGTTCCGCCTTATTCTTAGGTAAATTACCTACATCAATATAAAAAATTCTTCTTTCAGGAGCTCTAGTCAATGTATAAATGACTGTTGCGTCCTCCAGCATTCTTAACTGATTCAATGGCTTAATTGCTGGATGTAAATGAGATAATACTAAACTATTATTCTCATTCATCAATCCTGAAGTAACTCTAGCAATAGAGTCCTTCGCAATCTTAAAACCAACAGTTGAACCGCTGACACTAGTTGCTCCAAATCCGTTTTCTGAATACATATAGTATTCATTTTTTACTTTCTTGACTGGAGCACCTGAATGCTTGTCTTTAACTTTCTTATCCATTTCTCGGATAAGTTTGAGCTTACGAGGATCACAATAACGTAATTCTTGTATGCCACCTTTTAAGTTCTCTGGATCGATGACGATATGATAGTTCAATCTACCATCGATATAGAACTTATAAAACATATCATAACCTTGGTTAGAAATATCTAATAAGGTTAAGATATTATGAAATTCATCAACAATTTTATCTTTAACTTTGTCTGGTAAATCTGTTTCTCCCAGACTAATGTCAACTACACTTTCATCTAATTCAATTGAAATGGCTTCGTTAACAATATCATCAACAGCTTGTGCAATTTCTGGTTGCAATGCCATCTGTCTGTACTTAGTGATAAGTTCAGATTCCGACTTAGCGGAACCTTCCATATCAAGTAAAGTACTATAAAAACCACCGAGCGAATTACCACTAACGGTAATCGCCCCATCATCGTTTTGAGGTTCGACAAACGAAAGAGCTCTTTCATCTACTTTTTCGTCTTCTGGCCTCTTTATTTCAAAGCCAAATATTTTCATTCTATATACCTATAAATTATGTAGTTGGAATTCCAGTTGTTCCTTCAACTCTCCAGAAGTCGTATTGGAACGTAACTGTAAATTCTTCAATTGTATCTGTTGTACCCCAATCCATTTGGATTTGATCAATAGTCACTGGGTACAATCCTTCAAACACATAAGATCTAATTGCGTCTCCGTCTTTACTATATTGTGTAATTAAACCATTTGATTTATAATCAGCTGGAAGTGATCTTAAATTGCCATCATGTGTATTAATAGCGTTTGACCAAGCTTCCATAGCGTTTCTAACGAGGAAATCTTCATCGTTAATAACTGTTACTGTCCAATCTTCAAACGTCCTGTCTCCGGCATACTTAACCTGACGGCCAAAATATGGTGCTGTAAAAGAACCCAATGAAGAGCCGGGGATACCCGCGGCTCTTACCATGAAAGGAACTTTAAAGTCGGCTTCAGGAGCAACAGGGTTTAAGATTTGAACCTGGAAAAGAGTTGGACGAGCGCCACCACCAACAAGTTGGGATTTGAACTCGTTAATATTAAATGCCATGTTCGTGTTCTCCTATTTTCTTAATTATTTATTAACCAATTGAGCCAACAATTTCTTCAAATTCAACACCACTTCTTGTTGCAACAAATGTTAATTCAATAACATTTATGCTTCTAGCAGGCTTGATAAAGATATTTGCTCTAAATTTACCAGCATCCACGATTTCAGGAGTGTTTACTGTTGTATCAGATACTACTCTAAAGTCGATAATACCACGTCTACCTTGAATTTCTCTCAAGAATGGTTCAACAATATTTTTGAACTGAGTTTGTGAGAATTCATCGTTGAGTTCGAATAAGAAAGATTGAGCTGCGTTAGCAATTGCTTTTTCAACCGCAATAAAGAGTCTTCTTACATTGATTCTGTCAAATGCACTTGGTAAACCAAGACCTGTCTTATCACCAAATAGTACAATTCCTTGTCCTACTTGACTCATTACAGGGTTAACATCTGAAGAGTATAATTGATCTCTTTGTGTTTTATTAGGATTAAAAGCAAGTTTTACAACATTCTTAATTACACCTTTACGGAAACCAGCTGGTGATTCAAAAGGTTCAACTCTTGAAGCAAGACCTGCTGTATCTCCATTTAATGGAACATAACGGTATGTATCGTTGTACTTATCGTATCTGTATTTGTATCCACTATCCATAAACCAGTATGAAGAGTTTTGTAATTTGTTACGATATGCAATGACGTTGTTAAGTTTTGCATTTGTTTTATTTTCGTCTACTACATCAGCTTTAGAAGGTGAAATAAATGCTACTGCATCTTTTCTGTAATCTGCGATATTAGAAATGATGTAGTTAGCAAGCGTTCCGGCTTGGTCACCCTTACCTTGAAGTACGAATGAAACATCGATTTCATTTGCAGATTTGAAAAGATCATATCCTGCAGCAAGAGGTCCTAATGCAACACTTGATTCTGATGTACCATCAGTACCATTTTCAAGTGTTTCATATGAACTGTTTGAACCAACTGCTTCAAAATGTGTAGTATTTGCAACTTCAACCCATGAAGAGCCATTGCGTATTACGTCTACGTAGTAATTTGTTGTTCCGTCTGATAGTTTTGCTGTGGATGTTGTTGAAACGTCTGTATAAAGTTCCAATGCAGTTCCAGCTTGACCAGAGATTGTACCATCGTTATCAATTACAGCAATGTGATAGTTTCCACTTTGCGGTGCTCTACCAAACCAACTTGAATATTTCCACTTTCTATTAATAGAAAGTTTATTAAGATCAGTTTCTGCTAATCTCCAAGATGAACCAAACCCAATTGCGTAATCATACGCAGTTAATGTTTGTGTATTTGCAGTTTCATCGCCGGCTGAATCTCTCATTGTTTCACTAAATGAACTTACTTCGAGCTCTTGGTAACCTACTGAATCGTTTCCAATTACTAGAATATCACCAACTTCAACGGTTCCAGGAGCAATTCTATTTGCTGGAGCTACTTCAAAGTCAACTGTTGTGTCGTTGAATTCTAATGTTTGCTGAATTTGTGTGTTACCTGTTAATTGAGAAGATGTAATGTCACCGACATCAAGAAGGTCATTTGAGAAGCTTGATTCCTTAACATAAGCAACATCGATTGAGTTACCTAGTGCACCAGGATATAAGGCGTCAAAAGCACCAAAAGTGTGCAATTGTGTATTTGCACTTGATGTATCAGATGCAGATGCCTTTACAGCACCATTATCTACTCTAGCCACGTAAAGAGCATTTGCATAAGAAAGGTAGTCTGCTGCTACAAAAAATGTTTCGTAATTGTCATCGCTGGGTTTGCCGAAGCGATTTACTAATCCATTTTCTGAAGAAATAAGAACTGCCTCGCCTACAGGACCCCATCTAAAAACACCCGCAATTGCAGCAGGTGGTGTTGCGATGGCTGGTACCGCTGCTGATGCGTCCACTTCGCGAACTATTACGGAAGGACTTACGGAAAAAGCCATATTATTCTCCTTTAATATTATCTATTTAAAAAACCTAGTCTAATTTTAGTTATCACTGATTTATTTATAAAATGAATGAATTTAAATTTCCCATTCATCTTGAATTGCCTCGAATCCGTCTCGATCTACCATTGGACTGCCATCATCTATAAAGCCGAACGGTAATAATTCTTCTTCAATTTGTTCTTCAGTTTTCTGACGAAGCTTTAACAATGTATTTATGTCTGTAAGGTCTTTAAAAAAAGTTTGATCTGATAACCATGAAAAAATGACTAGGTTCATAACCAAATCATCATGAGAGCCAGATTCTGCTTCATATGAAGAGCCTTTTTTACTAAATCGTGATAACTCTTGTATTGTATTATAGTCTTGTACTATAAGTTGATTCTGTTCAATCAACATTTTTAATATTGTACAACCAATAGATTTAACACTTTTAGTTGTACGTATTCCATTATCTACTCTTTTTCCAAATCCTGCCGAAATTCTTTTCCCAGATCTTCCTGCATTTTCGGTATAAAGAAGATTCTCATAACCATAGTCCATCAAGAGAACGTCTGATACTTGTTCACCAATATCATTAATTTCAATCAGAACAGCACTCTCATTGTACATTAATCCTATTCTATATATAATAGAAGCAAAATCTACTGGTGCAACCATATTATCTCTATAAACACAAACTTGTTTATAAGGCATTTGTGTTACATCAATTACACAAAAGGTACTATAATCTAGACCTTTTCCTCTCGAAACATCAACAGTCATTACATAAGAATGGCCTTCTTGTGCGTTTTCATATTGAGATAACCCACTTTGTTCTGCTATAGGCCTTGAATATGCTAATTCTTTAAGTTTTGAACCATCAATAAGAGTACCAGAACTTCCTAAGAATTGACAACAATATTCTTGTCTAAACTTTTCTTCATCATAATCTAATGCTTCAAGAGTTTCTTGCTTCCATTTATCATCTCTACCTGGAACATCATTCCACATTACTTCAACATATTGATAACCATTTGTTCCTTCGCGCGCACCTTTGCAAGTTTTCCAAAAATGATTTAAACCATTTGGTGTTGAAGTCATTAATAACTTTGTGCTTTCACCTGCTGATATTGTTGGATATACTGAAGCAAAGAATTCATCAAATCCTTCAATAAATGCAACCTCATCAAGATATAGGAACGAAATAGATTTACCACGAATTGCCGATGATGTTGTTGTACCTGCATATATTTTACAGCCATTTTCTAATGTGATATTACCTTTATTCCATTCTTCAATACCTTGTTGCATCCATTTAGGTAAAGCTTCATAAGCAAGTTGTACTCTACTTAATACTTCTCTTGCTGCATCTCCTTTATTAGCAAGGATAGCAACTGTTTTAAACTCGTTAAAAAGTATATAATGAAGAATAACTGCAACAGCTGTAGTTGTCTTACCGCTTTGTCTAGCAGTTAATACAGCAACGCGTCTATTATGAGTAATTTTTTCTGTAATTTCTTTTTGATAATCATACATTTCAAAAGGAACAAATCCTTTATCAACATGTACGATTTTAATATAATTTTCTGCGAAATATATTGGGTCTTCTGCACATTTCATATACTCTTTAATTTGCTCAGGAGTATATTCTATTTGCTCATTGGACCTTTTAAGGTAGGTATTACCTAAGTATCCAACTGGCATTATTCGTTTCCGTCTTTAATCATTTTCAATAAATCTGCAGTTGAGACAATAAGGTTATTATTAGTAACGTTTTGTGTTGTTGTTTGTTCTTCTTTTGCGTATCTTTTCTTTGTTGACATTTCAACATAATCTTTGTTTGCATCTAAGAGTGTTTTCATAAGAGTAGATACAACTTCAAAAGCTCTTGGTGATTCAGATTGTTTTGCAATTTCAACCATTTCTTTTACAGCATCATCACCTAAATTAATTATATTTTCAATATTTGCTTTTGCTAATTCAATATCTTTTAAATTTTCTTCAGCATTTTTATCATCAGATTGTATTGCAGGTAAAGTCTCTTGTCTTATAACTGGTAAGTCAGGTTGTTCTTCTTCAAGAGTTGCTTCAAATTCAGCCCTTAAATCTTCTTTAGCTTCATCAATAGGTCTCATATTAAGAGTCTCTGCAATTTTATTTTCTTTAGCCATTTTTTTCTATTACTCTTTTTCTTAAGCCACTACTACTAAATCTATGATCTCTTTTATTAAAATACAAATCGATATCTCGTTTACGACAAATATCTTTTCCTGTGAAATCTTTATCACGATATTCTTCTCCTAATATACGAACATGAATTGTATATAGTTCTAAAATATCTTCAAGATCTCTTTCAGTAGCATAAGGTATAATTTCATCAACATAACTTACTGCTTTTAATTGCGTATATCTTTCTACAACTGTTTGAATGGGTGAATTTTTTTCTGGCCTATCAACACTTGGATCGATTTGTAATGCGCATATTAAATAATCACATTCTGTTTTAGCATCTCTTAACATCTGTACATGACCTGCGTGTAATAGATCAAATGTACTTGCGGTTAACCCTACTTTCATAATATATCTCCATAATTAAATAACCTAATATTATAACATACTTTTTACAGAATGTCAACTAGAAGGTGCTGTATTTGCGATTTGATCGGCATAATCCCAATCGTCATCAAAATCAATTAAACTAAAATCAACAGATAAATCAGGATCTGTTGTCGGTTCATTATTAGCAGTCATACCTGGCTGCAATGTGTAAAATTCTTCTGGTGTTGTATTTGAAGTAATATCAGTATGATAACGAGTATCGATAAATTTAATAATACCTTTTTCTTTTTCTGGTCCAAAGAACCAGCCTTTCATAGTAAAGGTTAAAGTATATAATATACTACGTCTTTCATCAAAAGAACCTTCGTAGATGTCCTCCATAGATACACCATTTAACACTAATGGAATATCTATAGGATCTAACCCATCAATAATTCTAGCTGTTCTAGTGTAATCTGGATTAAAGAATGGAATAATCTGTTCTAATAATTTAACTGCATCTTCTTGATATTTTGTCATAATATAAAGAGAAAATTCCATGTTGTATGGAACACCTGCATAATGAAATTTACGACCACTTACGTCATTAGATACAGTATTTTTTCTTATTTTTGTAATCGGTGAAATTTTACGGTCAGCATCATAACTCATACTATTCATTTCAAAAGACATGCGAGGTAATTGAATTGCTGCTTTTGCTTTAAAATCTGGATTTTGTTCTAGTCTTGCAAGAATCTTTTGAAATGGTGCATAAGAAATAGGCACAATCATTTCTTGTTGAGTAATGTTACCATTATCAACTCTTAAAACTTTTAACTGATTAAAATATGTACCAAATAATGCTACATATTTTCTTAGTGTTGCGTTATAAAAATAATTTGCAATTGCCATTATGTGTCGCTAATATTAATGTTTTCAGTAAATGGATCACTTTCTGAAAAATCAAGAATATTATCTCCTTCTGTTTCGAATGTATAGTTTCTCGCTAATGCATCACTACCATCAGCTTCTGTATTTGCAAGTGCTTGAAGTGTTGTTGTTTGAGTGGTATCAATTGAATCAAAGTAATTATCAATATTCTCATAGCCGGTAGCAAACCTTTGACCCGTATATTCTATTAATTCACAACGAACATCATATACTTGTAATGCACCACTTTGATAGAATACACTTTCATGTTCTGTAAATTTAATTTCAAACATCTTCTCATTTAATGGGAAGTAAATTAAATCACCTTCACGAGGTCTTATAAGAGTTTCTACTTCACGAGTAACGTAGCGTTCGAATGTTCTGTTTGCTATTGAAAATGTAACTTGGTCTCTGATTTGTAGACCAAATTTAGATAGGAAATCGCCTTCACCTTCAAATCCATCAACGGTTTTAACATAAGCTTCAAATTGAAATACGGTATCGTATAAAGGAAGATCATCTTCATTAAATACTTTATCAATTGCACCATGTGAACGGCTGACGTATATAACGTCAACACCATACATTTTAATGCTTTCAATTACAAGATCATCAATAAGTTGTTGCTCATTGAAGTTATCGTAATTTCTGAAGAATACATTTGTTGCCATTTAAACATTACCCAATAAAGTTATAGGTGAGAGGCTGATAAGCTCGTATCGCTTCTTCTTCCATATTTCTTCTTTCTTCGCGTGCTTCTGATAGAATTTGTTCTCCATTAAATGATACACCGCCAACTAATTGCATGTTGGTAAATTTAGTTAAGTTAAGTCCCCATTGCTCTCTTACTAAAACAGTTGCATAGTTTTGCAACCATCTGTCTCCCCAAACATCTGAGTAAGTAGATGGGTCAATAACATCATATGCTTCAATGATAATATATTCACCAGGAGTTAAAAACTCTTTTTCAACATCTATATAAAGACGATTAACATGTTTATTATATCTTATCATTGGTTTTCCTACAAGAATTTCTTGTAAGAATTGAAGATGGCTCATTGCCATATAATAGTTTTGAACATTATAGCCTGTAATATCTTGAATGTTATTTAATACAAACTGATATTGAACATTAAAAATGCCTGAGCCTGTAGAAAGGTTTGTTGTAAGAGGAAAAATACCAGAAATACCTAACAATCCATCGGGCAAAGAAATGTATCCGTTATTCTTATCGTCTTCAGTAATTTGGTGTTTTAAATAAACGAGTTGACTTCCATTATAATGATAATCTCTCCAAAAAGAAACAGCTTCGTCTATACGATCTTCAACCTGTTCATCTGACACGTTTACTTCAATAACGGGCGCACCGATTTTTCGGAGGATATAATCCTTGAAAAGTTCTCTTGAATTCGGTATTGACATGTTATTCTATTTCCATTAATTTATTAATATTTATTTTAATTATCTGCTTTATGGTGAATCAGCCTCAGAGTCTAAGTCTACTCTAATTTGCCATAATTTTGTATCATCATATCCAGATACACGACCCCAAAATTCAACAACCCATGTAATATTATTTCCAGACATAGCACCGGAACCTGCAGCAGCTTGGTTTGCAAACTCAACAGTAATGTTATCTCCTGTATTATTTGTTGCTAACCAAGTATCATTCACATAACTATTCTCAAATGTTACAGAAGAACTGTTACTTCCGTATTGCTGTAGTGTAGACTGAGAATATTTCATCTTAATATGAGTTGGTGTATAAGCGCTTTGAAGAATTTGCCAAACATCATCTGCACTATCAAATGCGCTAGTTGTTAAATTTGTATAAGAACCACCTACTGCATATTTTCTTGAGTAGCTACTAGTTACATCACCATTTGTTGTAAGAGCTGATCTACGTGCCTGTATTTCCATTCCACTTGCAAGTCTCATAAATTTAAGTTCGATTCCGCATGCTGATAAAGATGATGCTCCAGACGAAAAAGAAAAAGCAGCACTATCAAGTCCAAGCCCATCATCAGAATTTTGGACATATTCAATTGCTGATCCAGTTGGAATAGGATTACCTGAAGTTCCGCCTGTTCCACCAGTTACTGTTAATCCTGAAGCTGTGTTATAAGTATGTGTTGCCATTATGCTGTTCCTTCCCATTCACATTGATAATAACCAGTGGCAAGTATATTTGAACCACCAGAATCAGAAGCAATTTCTACTTTCATTGTTCCAGACTCGTTTCCGTATGAACTGATATCTCTCGCGTCTCTATATCTAAATGTTCTCGTTGTTGTTAGTGCTATCCAAGCATTTAATGTAGCACTATCACCAGTGCTTAAATTGTTACCAGCAAAATTACTGACTCGAATATAATATGTGGTACTAGGTGTTGTGTTAACCCACGTTGATGTAGAATATAAGTATGTTCCAGCACCACTTACATTATAAATGTTTTCATATTTGTAAATATTGCCGTTAGAATCAAAAGTCCAACCCATAACAAGATCGTCAAGTCCACCACTCTGGTCAAAGAAACTTATAGGTGTACCTGTGGTACCTTCTAATGAAACTGTTTCTGATGGAGGGCCACCACTTGTTGCCGTAAACCCAACAGCGTTTGCTCTTATTTCAGATGCAGAAACACAAGTTGCATAAACTTGCCAATGCTGATAATTACCCCATGTAGGTTCTGTATTGCTTACCCAATTCCAAGAAGCAGGAAAAGTTGGTGTATAATAATTTGTAGATGTATCTAATAAGAGAGTTGCTGTTCTGCCGGCGGCCATACCAGATTCTGTAAATGTGGTTGCTGCAGCTAAAGTACACGACATCATAGGTGTAGTAAAATTGACATTATCAGTTATTGCTATAGGAGATGAACGAAGATTCGTAAAATAACCAGTAGCATCGGTAATGTTTTTTAATTTTCTATTATCATCTACTACAATTGTTGAACTAATTTTAATTGCCATTATGATTCACCCAACGTTATTAGACCTTTTACTTTGAGAATTTGTCTTTTTATTTGTTCTTTTTGCTCTTGTGGATCGTCATGTTCTGGTATAGTATACCATACTTCCACTTCATTATTACTTGAATCTTTTTGACAAATACATATTTGTATATTTTTTCCTGTTTTTGCCATCTTATGCTCCCCAACTCGTTGCTACAGCTCTTATTACACTTGAATCCCAACAAGTAAAAACAATTTGCCAATATCTTGCTCCAGTAAATGATGGTGTTGTATCATTTGCCCATTTAACATCTGTATCAAAAGTTGGTGCATATCCATTTGCACTAATATCTAAAATGAGTGTGTGCATTTTTCCAGCCGCTCGGTTTGTCATATTTGCATTTGCGAATGTTGTTGCTGCAGTTAATGTACACTTATTAAAAGTTCTATCAAAATTTATAGTACCTACTCCACCGCCTGGAGTTGTAAACGACAAAGGCTGAAAATCTCCATAATTTCCTTCCATACCAGTAATATTAAGAAACTCTTGAAAGTTGTTTATTATTTCTGTTCCGCCTATTTTAATTGACATATTTTATTCCTTAAAGTGCTGGAGTACCTTCAGACGCTGTTAATGTCATTGCATTTCCTGGTGTTTCACCTGTTGAATAGAAAGTACCTTCATTAGAAACAAGTTTTACACGAAAATCTGGATTTGCTGAACCGAAATCAGCTGTTGTAATTGTTGTTACAGGGTTACTAGTATTTGGATCACCTTCGGCCATCCAAGAAAATTGTCTTGCACCTGGAGAAGCTGGTACATTGTAATATGTTCCTGAATTATAACCGTCTGAAGCTGGAGTTGGCCCAAAACTGTAATTAGATGCATTACAGTCACCTTGGCAAGATTGACCTGAAACATTATATTGAACCTGAATACCAGTACTAGCATCAATACCAGTCATTCCAGTATAGTTTATATAGTCTGTATAAACTGTTGCTTGAGCTGCGCTTGTTCCACTTGCATAGTTAACTATTATTCTGCTATTTGCATCATCACGAGCGAATTCTACAAATAACCAAGCTTGTGGAAATCCAACACTTGAATTAATACTTCTACTCATTTGCAAACTAGTTAATGAAAAACCACTATCCATTGATGAAGATTGTGTACCAGCCGCATCATAAGGAAGTGCTGTTGCTCTAACAGTAGAAGCATCCCAACAAGTTAAAGTAACTGTCCAAAATCTATTTGAGGACCATGTAATTGCTGTTGGAAATTTAACTTCTGAAGGCCAAGTAGGCGCGTATGGTGTTGTACTTGTGTCAAGCAATAAAGTAACTTGCTTTCCAGTGTTTCTATTTGATGTAGTAAACGTAACATTGCTGGTCATTGCCAGCGTAACGAATGGTTTTGTGAAATCTATATCTGTGGTAATTGCATTTACAAGAGGATGAAAATTAGTAAATAATCCTTCAAATTCTGCAACGTTTTCTAATGCAAAACTGTTATTGATAACAGTTTGTGAACCTACTTTAATCGCCATCTTCGTCTCCTGACTATTAGCGTGTTAATTTAATTTATAGTTCTATTTATAACTAGTCTCGTCTTTCGATGTCATCTTCAGTAAGAATATTTCCTAACCAAACTTCAATAACTTTAGCATCAACATTACTAATATTAGTTGCTTTATGCCAAGTATTAACAGGAATATCTATACTCTCACCAGTATTATATGTTTTTGTTAATCTATCACCATTTGGATATTCTAAATCCATCTTAATTTTACCACTGACTACGTGCCAATGTTCAGATCTATGAGAGTGTTTTTGATCACTTAAAGATCTTCCTTTAGTAAAGGAAAGTTCTTTTACTTGCCAAGTTGTATTATTATTTAATACTTTATATGTTCCCCATTTTCGTTTTGTGACTGGGTGTTTCCATTCCTCTAAAATCCAACTTGAACTATTTGATTTTTCTGAACCGCCTACACCAAACTCAAACTCAACATCATCAAAAATCATTTCTGGAATATTTTCTTTTGTTCTATCTCCACCATTTACAAAAACAATTGTGTCATTTGGAAATTTTTCTTTTACTTTTCTTATACAATCAATTGCTGTATCATCTGAATCGTCGAAATCCATTACATTATCAACACTTGCTAATCCATTTACAATTGATGCTCGCTCATACCAAGGCATAAAGTTTTTACCCTTTTTTCTTATGAGCCATTCATCAGAATTAATACCTACAATAAGTCTTGTTCCATAGGTTGCTGCATCTTTTAAATATTTAATATGTCCAGAATGAATTGGATCAAATCCACCTGTTGCTATTACTGTAATCATATTTGTAACTCATTTTTTTCTGTTAAAGGTTCCATAAAATAATCAAATATAAAATTAACATGATTAGATGTCGCTAATAATTTAGATGGAATATCAACTAAATCTGGATGTGCATACCAGTCTTCATAAGAATGTTCTGGAGTAAATCCAACATCGCTAACAACTAATTTATATCCATGTTGCATTAATATTTGTCTTGCTTCATCGCGTATTTCTGTTCCTAATCGATAACAATCATGTTCAAATGTTATAATACCAAATTTGTGAGTATTGAATGGAAGCTTCTTTAAAATGTCTAAAGATGCTTCATCACAATCTATTTGTAAATAATCAAATGTTGGTTCTACACAATGTTTTTCAAATAAATCTTCCCAGTTTGTTTCTGTTGCATCTAAACATATAACCGTATTATTTCTTTCTTCTTTAAATTGATAACATAATGCTGGAGAATTATCAACAGAAATACCTTTCCAACCAAATTTAGTTTCAAGTAAAGCTGTATTATTATGAATAAATGGCTGACCAGATCCTATTTCTAAGTAAGTTCCATTTCTTTTACCATTCAACATAGTTAAGACAAACATATCTTGAAAATGTTTAGAATAATTTTTTATTATACTTTGTAAGCCTGGAAACGTATGCTTAAGTCGATGTTCGTCGTGTTTTTTATAAGGAATAGTATCAGGATATCCAATTTGCTTAAGCATTTGCTCAGCTCTATTTTTAAGTTCACCCTCTAATATAACTTTATGTTTTAAATCAAATAATTTGTGTTTACCAGATTGTTGACCAGCAATATACCAAGTAGCCATTGAATTAAGAAAGGCTAAAACTTTTCTTCCTGGATAACCAACATGAATTTCAGGTAATACTCTTTCGGCCATTAATCCTAGATTTGCATGAGTTAGACATTGTTTCCACATTCCTCTTTCGCAATAATGATTTGATAAAAAGAAATGTGCTTCTGGTCTATCTGGCATTAAAGCCGCAGCATCGTGATAAGCACCTTCAACAGTAAAGTTTCTTCCACCTTGTCTTTCATATGACTTACCAAGTAATATCATACATTTATATTGAAGTTGTTTATCATTAGTTAAGTCTGCAGTTTTAAGATATAAAGAAACTGCCATAGCTCCTTGTTCTAATCCATCATATTCTTGTGCTAAACGAAAAAGCTTTTCTGGATTTTTAGGATCGAGTACGTGTTCATTCAATAATTCTTGCAACATAATTTATCCTCTACTCACAAATTCAAAGAAAAGATCTTCTGGCATTCTCAATATAAAAGTTCCATTATCTTGATATCCAAAAACGATAAGAACTTGGCCGTTTACAAATTGCATACCAGTAGCAAATTCAATATTATATTCATATCCTGTTACTGGATCAATCTGAGTGCCCAAGAAATGAAAATCATTAGTCCACTTAATAAGATTCCAATCTTTGTCCCAGACGATTATACGATGATTATAGTGGCCATCTTTTCTATGAAATATATCTTTAGATAAATCAACTTCATGTGTAAAGCACATATGTCGGCCATCACCAATAGGAAGTACTTGAGTTCCTCCTCTTAAATCTCTAAAGAAAATATCTGGGCGAAATTGAGATTCGTCTAAATGAACTGTGGTTGTTGTTCGTGTATTAATATCATATTTTACAACTTCTGTAGGATTACACCATTTTACAAAATGCCAAGGCATATCGACAATTGGCATCCAATTCTTTTCACAATATGTTCCATCATCTCCTGGTGCAGGAATTGGATTTCGAGATACTTCTTGCCATACACCATCAATAAATTCTATTTCACACATTTCCATTCGACCTTTACCTTTGTCGTCATAACAATCACGACGAACACCACAAAGAAAAAGTCTATCTTCCCAAGCAAACAATCTACCATCTTCAAGACCAATAAAGTTCCAGGTTGGTTCACCTGTATCTAAATTCATCTTAATTCGATTTGCTGATCCTGGAACGATATTTAAATGCGCATCTAATTCACACATAATATTATGTGTTGTTAAAGATACGTCGTTTTCCGGATGGATATATTGAAGTGGTCCCCAAGTATGGGGAAACTTTTTACCTTCTGAATGATAAAGAGTATAATTAACATGTCGAACATTAAGCAATAATTTTCCTTTATGGAAAAATATTGATGGATTCATGATCCCTGTTTCGCCAGTTAACTCTTTTGGCAATATGACAGGATGAATACTCCCGCCTCTTTTCAACGCCCAATGGACTAGGCCATAATGCCGTAAATCGTGCATAATATCTCCATGATATAAATCATACTATTCTACGTGTTATTATAACACGTGTTTAACTAAATGTCAATATTATTTATTGATTATTTTAAAGCCAAGGAACGCTTCGATCGGTTGCGATGTCTTGATTTAATTTTTTCTCTAAAGAACTGTCATAATCAGCAATAAGCTCTGCACCAAGTTTTGATTCAAGCCATTCTACAACTTTAGCTTCAGTAAGACTTTCAAACGCTATAAAGTCTGCTAATGATACAGATTCTGAAGATAGAAGGCATTGACCAGTAATAGATACTTTGTTTCCTGCACCATTATCTGCATGCCTTCTCCAATTAATAGTTAATACTGCATCCGTTAAAGATTCACCACTGGAATTAACAGTGTTTTGTGTTTTAAGACTAAGAATTTCCCAAGTATAAGTCATTTCTTATTCCTTATTATTCTGAGTCTATAATGTCAGTATTACCGCCTGATGTTGCTTCAGCTTCCACTTCAGTTTCAAGATTATCATTAGGAACTGGTGTTACTTCTTCAGGGGCCCAAGGCATTTGTGCATCTTCGATAGTAACTTTACCAATCTCATGTCTAATGCGCTCTTCGATATGATCCATATAGCCGCCGTCACCTTCAACAACGTTTCTGATCCAACCAAGAACAGTTTCTTCTGTTAAATCCTCGAAAGCAACAAATGTACCTGCTGGAACATTTTCTGCTGAAAAAGGAGTTGCACCAGAGAACACAGAAGTATTACCGTTTTCATCGGTACCTTCGCATTCCCAGTATGTCTGAACGACCGCGCCATTTAATGTAGCGCCTTCACTGTTAACTTGGTCTTGCTTTCGAAGACCTTTAACTTTCCAAGTATATGTAAGTGCCATTTTTTTATTTCTCCGTAATAATTTTAATTACTTGTTATTTATAATTAATCGTTAACCGCATCAGACCAAGTAGGTAGAGTCATTAGGTGATCATAACCTTGTTCTATAATACTTTTTTCTGATGCTAGGTCAATTGTAAAATTCATATCCTCTACTTGCATAATATTAATTTCTCCTTGAAAGTCTCCTCCAGGAACATCAGTAGGATATTGTGCGTATGCTGCAATTGCTTGTTTACCAGCTTCTCGAGCTGCTCTACTAGCATATACTACAACCGATACTCTTCCGTAATAACCAGCTTTCCACGCATGATCTGGTGAATTGTCTGGTCTTACACCACCTGGATCTTGGTCATCAACAACACGTTTTTTCGTTTCAACATTATGAATAACGTGATATGCTTCAGGACATTCTAATCCAGAGTTTAGTTCATATGATTTAATGAGTGCCATAATCTATTTGTCTCCTCGTAAAAATTTTACTTCTTCTCTCAATTCATCTAATTCTGATTTTAAGTCTTTAACTGCTTGTATTAAGAATGGTGTAATCTTGTCATAGTTAACTGTGAGGAAGTCTTTAAGCTCCTCACCATCAACCATAATTTTGTCTTTGCCGCCGTTACCAGCTTTATTTATAACTACAGAATTAGGTATTACATCTTGTGTTTCTTGAGCAATAACAGCGACTTCTTCCATTCCACCTTCAATAACACCAGCTGTTACTTGTTCGGCTTCTTTCTTCCAATTAAATCGACTTGGTTTCAGTTTCATGATCGTATCAAGACCTTCACCTTTTGGAAGTTCTTGAATATTTTCTTTCAATCTTCTATCTGACCAATAAGCAACAACGTTACCTGGTGTATATACTGAACCGTTTAGATATAATCTCCAACCAAACGATGTACTATAGAAACCATGCTCTGTATAGTTCATCATCAAGCAGATGTTGTTATCAAACTGCATACCACCCCAACCGTTACGAGAACCTTGAACTCTCCAAGAACCGTAAGATGCGTTGTTAGGATAGAAGTGAGCGCCGTTAATACCAGAGTAAATACCGTGATAGCCAGTTAAGTTGTTCCAACGATACTGGTAAGAGTAGTTCGAACCACCGTTGAACTGCCATACCAAGCTTGCCATGTTATAATCAGTATAGAAACGCATACCTTCATATGATGGGTTAGCACCAAATTTCAAACCAGTATGGAATGCGATACGTAAGTCAGGATATGGATAGCTCCAACCACCGCCTTCACGATATACACGATAAGCAGTTGATTGGTTGTTAGCGAACGCTACACCATATTCGTGGTTAGTTGAAACATCATAGTTATTACGTAGATAGAATGTTCCAAGACCCCAGAAACGAGACCAGGTATTCATATTAGCATAATAACTACTATCATGGTCATAGAATACAGAACCATAAACTCTATTATAGAAGTATGCAATAGCGTTTCCGCCTTCACGACCAATATATGCTACGTTCTGTGAATTACCAGAACCATTGTCGTGAATACGTACATAAGAGTTTCCGTTATTATTATTTGAGTCAAGTCTTAGGTTAATGTCATTAAACGAGTTAAGTGACATTGAATCTGTAAACGAACCATTAATATCCGTCGAGGAAAGTCCATGATAGTAGTAATAATCATAGTTAGCATTCCAGTCGAATGATATGTAAGCCATCTTATGGAATTCAGATGACCATGTTCCATATCCTTGCAAGCGACCTTTATTAGTATCACTACCACCATAAGCCGTATTTGTTCTTGTTACATTAAATCTTGAATTACCATTTGGGTCAGCATAATATGCAGTGTTATTACGATCGTAGAAGATATATGCGCGAGCATCATTCATGTATGTAACACGGTATAGCTCCATGTGGCTATTTCCGTAGAATATACGAACCTGCCAGTTACCAGAACTATTAAGAAGACCGAAACCGTTTCCGTCCCAATATCCTGCATAACCTCTTAAATCTGATTCGTAGTTTCTATATGCTACTAGACCACCATAACTATAGCCTCCACCTGCATACTTGTAGTATCCATTATTGGAGTAGAAATGCATTCCGGTAGATTGGTTATATAATCCATTACCAGAGTTTCTGTTGCGGAACCAACCATAAGTGTAATGTTCATTAGCATCAGTCGCATTTAATCTTGAGGTACCATTTGGATCGCAATAATAACCAGTATTATCAGAATCGTAGTAAATGGATGCGTAGAATGAACCAGAATATTCATTAACACCATGCATCGCGACTTTCTTCCAGCTACTAAAGCCGGACCAAGTATTACGGAACCACAATCCTGAGATAGGACCACCAGCCAGCTGCCAACCGTATCTTGCTGAACCATTAGTGTAGTGATAGGCTTGAACACCGACCCAGTGTGATGTACCTGAAGGCTGGTTAGGTGGATTACTCCATGAATCAAAGAAGCCTGAACCCCAGTCGGCAACCGTGTTCATATTTACCCGGCTCCAACCGACTGAACCAGTCCAGTAGTTTGTATCTCCTGTTATACGAGGTCTAGCTGCATAGTATTCTTTACTTGATCTTGTTTGACCAGAAAGACCCATGAATGCCATTGTTAGGTTATTAACACCACGGAATCTTGTACTGTTATCTGAAGCACCATTGAAATAATAACCAGTGTCATTGGTATCATAGAAGATAGGCGCTCTCATAGAACCTTGAGCTTGCAGATAACCATAATTATATTGGTGATAACTACCATTCCAATAATACATCCAAGTTCTAGAGTTATCATGAATACCGATATTATCTCCACCAGTACTCATTAATACCCAACGTGAACCTAATCCATAACCTCTCCAACCGTTTCTACCGCTACCGTATGTAGCTACGTTACCGTATGAGTTTCCTTCAGATTCAGGAGCCCATAAACCATGTCCATAAGATTGGAAATAAAGACCGGTGTTACCTTGTGGTCTAAACCAATCATTAGCATAAACTGTTCTTAATTGTGTAGAACCATTCGGGTCAACATAATAGCCAGTATTATTCCTATCATAGATAATCGGTGTATCAAGACGACTAGCAATTAATACTTGACCGTTACCGCGAATAATTTGATTCCAAGAACCTCCGAATCCACCATCACGGAAGATGAAGTCCTCTCCACCTGATGTAGCAAATTCAAAGTGAGAATCATTAGTTTCAGTTGCACGAATATATCCACGTAAGGAACCTGAACTTGTGTAGAAGTAAATAGGCGCGCCACCTTGCATTCTAAGATCTGCATTTAGATACAATCTAGAGAATTGTGAATTGCCATTAGGATCTGCGTAATAGCCAGCATCGTTAGCATCATAGTAAATTGTTGCATACATTGCGCCGGAACCAATATTTTGGTTATACACGGCTGTGGTCTTCATAGTAATGCCTACGCCTTTACTATAACTTGGCAATGTTGAGTTTGAAATACTTGTAACTAAGTTTCTATCATCGCCATTTGCATTTCTTACGTGAACAGTGAAGGAGTTCCAATAAGATACTCTTGGCCACCAGAAACATAATACTCCACCATTTTCAAATGCATATAGTGTTCCAAATCCTGCTTTACCAAAATGTTGACCAGAATAGTTGATAATAGTATTATTGTACAAATAACCTTGTGCAATAAAACTAAATGGTGGATCACCAGAATAAGATTTACCTGTTGCTTCAAGTACGAATGAAGCACCGTTAGTTGCTGTCGCAGGAATACTTGTTCTTACAATTGTACCATTTGCAAAATCAGAACCTGAGTGTGCGAATGTTCTTGTGTACCAACCTCTTTGTCTTACATCATAGAGTTCTGATAGATTGCTTGGCTCAACATAGTATCCAGTAGAATTTCTATCTCTAAATATGTCAGCTCTTACGTCGTTTTCAGCATATACGTGTCTATCATTTTGTAGCCACATAATAGCAACATTATCACCAGATGACCAACCTCTACCAATACCGTAGTGTGGGTTATTTGATGGTGGATTTGCTCTATATCCAAAACTCAACATCGTTGCATTTGTACCAGGAATACCAATTACCCAATGTTTTAGGTTACCTGAAGATGCGTTAGCCGAATCATAGGCTGTAAATCTTAATGTAGGACCGTGATTACTGTTATTAATCTCAGATGACATAAGGTTCAACTGAGGATATTGTCCTTTAATTGTTAAATCAGGTCTACGTGTTTCTTGAAGTACGCCATTATATAAATTAGACTCATCACCAATATGTAATCTGTATATAAGTCGTTGTTCATAGAATCTTGTTGTTCCAGCTGGATTAGCGTAGTAGTTTGTATCATTATAGTCGTAATAAATTGGTGAACGCATCTGATTAGGAGCATAACCATAACCAGCACGAGTACCTAATTGCTCAACATTAGCAGCATAAAGTTGTACATAGTGATCGTTGGTGTTGCTACCTGAATTTGTAGAACGAATTAAGTTGTATGCACCATTAGAGCCACCGCGTATTTGAATACCACGATAAGTATTCCAAAGTATTCCATCAAATCCTGAGTTAGCTGCACCTCTAGCATTTGGTCCACCATAGTAGTCATTCCACAATACGTGGTTAGTATCAGTGCCGGCATTAAACCAAATACCATTGTGTGTATAATTACGCGCAAGTCTTAAACCGTAATTTCTTAATTCTAAATTATGTAGAATAGAATTTGAAGCCGGGTTTACATAATAGTTTGTATCATTTCTATCATAGAAAATAGATGCACGAACATCGTTTAAGATTGAAATACCATTTGGATTTAAATAGTAATTAGCATCATTTAAATCATAATAAATTGGAGCACGCATATGTCTTGTTGCTCTGAATACTTCAGTTGCTACTTCAGCATTATATTCTACTTGATCTCCCCAGAATACAAATGTTGCACCTGTACCATCTGGGTTAGCATCAGATACTCTAATTTCAGCATCAAAGCTTGAGTTAATAAAACCAATTCTATTACCAGCAAGAGTCAGTGTATTCATGTGTGACTGAGATGCTGGATTTACATAGTAATTAGTATCGTTACTATCGTAGAAGATTGGAGCACGGAAACTTGTTGGTGAGTACACATAGTTAAAATATGTGATTAAGTTATCACGCGTGTCGTAAGCACCGTATGTTCTCTTGAATCTATGACGAATAGATTCATTACCATCGTAATCGTCTTCAGATTGAAGGATGAGAGCGCCAGTGTTTGTTCCACTTGGTGATTCGCCGTAGATCTTCCAAGCATCGTCATTACCCATTGTCTGACCAATATAATAGTCAGGTTGTGTTGCAACACTAGCGTATGCGGTACCGACTGGGTTTTGTGGTAATGTTAGTCTTGCAAAATTAGATGTTCCTGCAGGATCAGCATAAAAGTTCGTATCATCTGTATCTACAAATCTTCTTGCAAACATTTCGTCTGCAGTAATATCACCTGAGAATACTGTATCACCATCTTCATCAACATAGAATCTATCGCCTTTACCATTAAAGTGAATAATAAATGCAGATTTACCATTGACATTATCGTGGACTAACCAAGGATAGTTAGCATCAGCACCACTGTTTCTGAAACCAATTAAGTATCTGTTATTATGATAGACTCCTAATGGATATGAAGTAGAACCTGTTAGAGCACCTTGGTTTCCTAATTCTAAAGTATTAAATCTTGAACGAGAAGCAAAGTCTCCAAAATATCCTGTATTATCTAAATCATAATAAATTGGTGAGCGTACATCTTGTCTCGAATCAATTGAACCAAAGTGATGTCTTGTATTCGTAACAGTAGCACCAGTAACATTTCCAAGAGTTGCTCTTACTTGTTGACCAGTTAAGATTTCAATAGAGTTTGCTGGTGTTGTTAATTGTTTGCCTGAACCATCTTCTAATGTGATACCACTTACTGCAACCCAATGCCATCTTACATATGAATCCCAAGTGATGCTGTCCATTTGCATCCAAATTCGGTTGTTATTATCAACACGAACTTTTGGTGTACCATTATTGAGTGGGCCAGTTGTATGATGGTCAATAGAAATTGAACTACTATTCCATGAACTGATTACAATTCTACCAATAACATTACCACTATAGTTTACATCGTCTTTAGCGTAATATTCTAAGAAACCTTTTGCACCACCATTATTTGTAACACCAACTGGAATCCAGTAATATTGTGTATTAGGTGTTTGTGATGTGCTATAACTATATGTACTTTGTTGATACCAATAAGATTCAACTGGGTTATTTTGTAAATAACCACCTTGTTCGAACGTACCATTAACAATTAAGTTTTGAATATTTGAAGTATTGTTAGGATCTACATAGAATGCTGTATTATTTAAGTCATAGAATATTGGAGTACGTAATTGGTTATTTGCTCTAAAGTATCCGTTGTCTGTTCTTGCTTGTTCACCACCATTATACATTAATCTCATGTATGAGTTGCGATCTGCGTACCAGATCCATTCATTATCTACATCATTGTAAACACCTACACGATTTGCGCCATCATGCATGAATACAAAACGGTCATCAATACTGAATCCTGAGTATCCATTTCTTGCGCCACCGCTTACTGCAAATGAACCATAATCTCCTGTAGGCTCTCTTAATACAACAGCGTTACCATCAAGTTTGATAGTATCCATTCTAGATTCTGAATTTGGATCTACAAAATAATTAGTATTATTTGAATCATAGAAAATTGGTGCGCGGAATGAGCCTGAAGCAACAACAAAGCTACCAGACCTTGGACCTTTCATTGCCCATTGACCGGTTGCGCTACCATCATGGCCCCACATACCCCATTCGCCGTTATTGATTTGAGTTAAACCTGTCCAAGTATTACCATCAGAACCAACAATACTTGTAGCACCACCACGATATCCAAGTGACATACCATAAGCAGACATTGAACCTGTTGAACTGTTATGTTCTGTGAAGAATATTCTTGATGAACCTTCACCTGAAGTATCTGCATTACCTTCGATAGATAACCATCTACCTTTTTGAGCTTCTGCGTTTGATGCTGTTCCATTTCCAGGTAAACCAAATGATAGATTTCCACCAAAGAAACCTGCATTACTTCCGGCATTACCTGTTGCGTTTGGATCTAAATAATATCTATTGTCGTCTTGATCATAGTAGATAGAAGCATACATTCCACCGCCGCCACCAGTAATCTGAATTGGTCTGTTAAATTGGAATGTATTTGTTCCAGTTGATGTAGATAGAATCTCGAATCTTAAAGAATGATCTGTGGTATCAGTTTCGTCTTGCCAATATTGAATGTAACCTATACCATCTGTAATATACTGGCGAATACGTTCTGATGAGCTACGGCCAACATTTAATTCACCAGTGGTTGCACCACTGTAAACATTTAAGTATTTAAGTACAGAAGTTCCATCACCATCAATAAAGAAAGTATTATCATCAGAGTCATAATAACGAGGTGCATAAACATTTCCTTGGAAATCAGCGGAATCATTGTCAATGTTTAATCTTTGAACTCCATTTGTCCAAACTCTGAATGTATCATTAGCTTCAAAACCAAAATAAGTGTTTGTATCTCCACGATGACGAATATAGTCATCAATGTCGATAGTATTCATTTGTGAATCACCAGCTGGGTCTACATAATAATTTGTATTATCAACGTCATAATAAGTTGAAGCGTAGAAATCGCCGTTAGATGAAAAATCTTTATTGTTTCGAATCTTAACTGTAGTGGTGTTGTCCATGTAGAAACCACCACCTGAACCAAATCCTAGTTCATCACCTTTTAAGAATGTAGCAGTTCCATTTCCAACAACAAAAGCATCGTCTAAACTAGCTAATTGAACAGATCCACCAACATGTAATTTATTGTCTGTTGTTGCGCCTATAAGAGGTGTATTATCATTTGCTGTATATGTAGGACCAGTAGAGTTATTGACCATAACATTAGCGCTATCGTCAACAATTAATGCTTCAGTATAACCTGATGTCCAGAATCCCCAGTTAGTACTTGCTTTTAGAACTTGATAAAGATTACCAGAAGCATCACCTCTAAATTGTCCGCCAGCAGTTCCGTCTGCATTAAACTGAAGATACACATTAGATGCATTTGTTGGATTATTTCCAATATCAATTCTATTTAAATTGAGTAATGCAGCTCCACCATTAGATCCACTAATTTGAATATTTGAATTTGTACCTGCAGCATTTGGCTGAATCGTGATACCACCATCACCTGTGTTATCATCTGTTCTATCTGCATCAGATACATTACCAATTAAAATTTTACCAGCAGCAGTTAATGATGTTGTCGTACTTGAACCATCAAAATAATAATCATTATTATCTGAATCATAATAGATTCCAGCATACATTGTAGGAGCTGTAATAGAAAGAGTACTTGTGATTGCAGAAGTATTAGCTGTAAATCTTATGGTTCCGCCGGTTGAAATTACAAATTCATCATTATTCGGAAATCCGATGTATGTATCAGTATCACCATTGTGAGCAATATAATCATCAAGACCAATATCATTCATTACCGAAGTGCCGGCAAAATTACCATAATAAGCTGTATTATTTGAATCGTAGAAAATAGGTGAACGCATCTGATCATTTGCTAATACATAAGTATTATTAACAAGTAATCTTTGAGAACCACCAGTTACTACTCTAAAACTATCTGCTGCATTAAACTGTAAATAAGTATCTGCATCACCGTCGTGAATAATTTCACCAACTAATGAAATATCATTTAATCTTGAGCTGCTAGCTGGATCGACATAATAAGTAGCATTACCACTGTCGTAATATCTACCTGCATATAAGTTCGGGAAGAAACCGTCGACTGCACCAGTAATAAATGTTCCGTTAATTTCTAAACGCTGAGTACCATCAGTAAAGAATTGAATATTATCGTTTGCGTTAAATCCGAAATAAGTATTTGTATCACCATTATGGAAGATGTAATCATCGATTCCTATGGTGTTCATTACTGAAGTACCAGCTGGATCTACTTCATATGTTGGGTCATCGGCATCTTGGAATTTTGAAACTTGTAATGTTCTATACGTTCTTAAAATTGTGTTATTAGCAAATAATGCTTCAGTACCACCAGTGTAGATAACAGCTTCATCGGCATTAGGGAATCCGATATAGGTATTTAAATCTGAACGATGCCTAATAAAGTTATCAATATCAATACCAGACATCTGAGAAGTAGCATGGAAATCACCATAATAATCGCGATTATTTCGATCATAATATCTCGGTGCTTCCATTTCACTAAGAGCAGTAACAGTATTTGCAGTAATATCAGTAGCAACTATATTACCAATATATACGCCACTATTATTTGCAGTTAATCTTGTTGCTCCACCGGTGTTAAGCTTTATTGTATCATCAGTAAAATTAACTTTTGTATCTGTATCATTATTATGGAAAAGATCATCATCAATTCCTATATTATTCATTACAGAAGTATCAGCAGGATTTACATAATAGTTATTATTATCTGCATCTAAAAATCTTTGTCCAATTACGTCTGTACCTGCAGTAACTGTTGTTCCTGCAGCGACTGTTGTTCCTGCACTTACTGAACCCGCTGTTGCTGAAATATTACCAGTTGTCGCGGTAATATTTTCATCTGCTACAAGATGTCTATCTGTTCTTAAATCTCTTCCGATATATACGTCTCTATTTTGGTCTACTTTTAACGACCAACTAGAATTTGAATCTAAGAATCCAGCATCGCCATTATTAGAATAGATAACACCATCTGCGCCTGTTCCTGCAAGAGTAATTTGTGCAGGACCTGCATTATCTCCAACAGTAAGATTACCTTCAATTGTTATATTACCTGCAGCAATATCATCAACATCTGATCTTAAGAATTGGTATCCTTCTAAACCATCAACCGTATCTGCATCAAATCCATTATTAGCACCTTCATCGGCTGTTGTAATAATACGACCTAAGTCGGTTCCAGCTGAGTTGAGTTTAAACCAATCATTTGTTTCATCCCAAAGAACTCCAGAATTTGCTGAAGATCCACGGTTAACTTCCCAACCTGCATCTTGTGTAGGTGCACCAGAATGATTTGCATTAAGAGTAAGAATATTGTCCGATAAAAGAATTGTTTCGGTATCTACATAAGTTGTATTACCTGAAACTGTAAGATCACCATCAATTGTTAAATTTTGTTGAATGGTATAACTACCAGCCATAATGTCATCGACATCAGCACGAACAAATTGAGAAGCTTCTAAACCATCAACTGTGTCTGCATCAAAACCATTACCAGGACCCTCATCGGCCGTGGTAATAATTCTGTTTCCATCAATATCTGTTGTTGATAAACCAGTAAAGTGATTTCCTGTTGAATCAATATTTAAACGGTCACTACCATTATATTGAATAACAACACCTGGTGTACTATCATAGAAGATAATACCATTATTTTGTTGAGTGTTAACGATTGAATAATCGCCGGTGCCAATATTTTTAACTTGAAGAGCATCAGAATCACCACGGAATGTGGCTACGATTGTAGAAGAACCAGCACCTAAGAAATTATGAACATCGAGAGTGGCAGACGACGCGGTATTACTAGATATACTAGTTTCACCTGATAAATTTGTTGTTCCTGTAACTTGAAGTTGATCAACACCATTATCGGTAGTACTACCAATAACAGCATTTTCAGGAGTCAAGAGTCCATTCTTGACTATAAATTTTTTGTCATTTGCCATTCGGTTCACTCTCCCCAGATAGGCGATTTAAATTGTAATTACTTTTCTATTTATTAAATATCTATTAATGTTATTTGCATCTTGTAATATTTAAGACTACTATTTGCTGGTGTAATCTTAAAATCTATGTTTCCACTATTATATGCAACATCAAATGTTGCTAAAACAGAGCCAGTTGTTATTTCACCAAACTCAGTTGCATAAGCTGTTGCACCATCATGTGTTATAAGCAGCTTACTAATATGTCTAGAATTTCCTAATTGTGCTACAACAATTATTTCAGCACCACCATATAGTGTTGCGTCAAAACTGTAAGCAGTAAATTGAGATGTTCCTATCGATAATTTTTCTTCTGAATCAAATGTAGCAGCTTCTAAAGAAATTGTATTTGCAACTGTAAGTGCACCGGACATTGTATCACCAGTAACATTTACATATAGTGCATCTGCCTGTGCTTGAGTTAGGAAGCTTAATGTTTTAGTTGTATGTGATAAGACGTGGCCAAAAGTATCGAAATTTAAACTTTCAATAACATCATTACCAGTTACTGCAACATTTGCTACACTACTTGTATCTGCGTGACTAATTGTTACGTTTGCAGACAAAGGTCCACCATCAGTAAGACCAGCACCAGCTATAATCTGTGTTGTTTTATCTGTTTTAAGATCAAGTAAACCGTCGGTTTCTGTTTCTGTATAATATCTTGTGTCTAAATCTATTGAACCTACAGTTTGAACATGGCCATAAGTATCAAAACTAATGTCTTGTAATACATTACCGTTTGAATTATCAACATCAGCAACTGATGATGTATCAGCGTGTTGAATAATAATTGATGTATTTGAAAAATCGTTAAGATTAAAACTTCCGCTACCAGTTAATCCTGTATTTCCAATAATAGTAACAAGACCATTACCAACACCACCGGCCGCAGTATTCGCTGCCTGAGATAGAATATCAGATGCATGTAAACCATCTAATAAATCGGCATCTAATCCTGATCCTGTTCCATCTAACGAAAGAACAGCATTAAAGATTTCAGTATTTGACTGATCAGCTGTAGCACCTGCTTCAATTCCATCAAGCTTTGTACCATCAGCTGCAATATCTCTTCCATCAACTAAACCTGCAACTGTAATGTTATTAGCACTTATATCATTAAATGAATCTATAACTGTGTTAAATGTCGAACCATCACCAGTTTGAATTGCAAATGTATTATTTGCTGAATACCAGTTTGTTGCGTCAACACCGGCAACTGCAGTGTTACTTGCACTTGTGATACGACCATCTTCATCAATTGTAATAACTGGAATTTGAGAAGCAGTTCCGTATGTACCAGCAATTACTCCTGTATTTGCCAGTTCTGTTGCAATTTGAATTGTTCCATTAGATGATGAAGCAGTACCTGTAACTTTACCAGATAATTCAACTGCTGTTGTAGTTTTAACATGGAAATTAGAACCATCACCTGTTGTAAGTAATATCGTATTGTTTGCTACTGTATAGACAAAATCATCGACACCTGCAACTGAAGTATTACTTGCTGCAGTTAATCGTCCATCTTCATCAACAGTAAAAATAGGAATTTGTGTTGAACTACCATAAGTTCCTGGAGTAACGGTTGTGTTTGCTAATTCAGTAACAAGAGTCATTACACCCGTGTTAGATGATGCAGTTCCTGTTACTTTGCCAGTAAGTGTAAGATCTAATCCATCTTCTAATAAATCAAGTTTAGCACCATCGGCAGCAATATCACGTCCATCTACTAATCCAGAAACTATAATATTATTTGCTGTAATATCATTTGTAGTAATATCTGCAAAGGTATCAATAACTGTGTTGAATACTGAACCATCGCCAGTTTCAATTGAATACGTATTATTTGCTGAATACCATTGAGTCGCATTTACTCCAGCAACTGCAGTATTCGAAAGAGCTGTAATTCTTCCATCAACATCTACAGTAACAATAGGAATTTGAGAAGCATTACCATAAGTTCCTGGAGTTACTCCAGTATCGGTAAGTTCTAAATTGATGTTAATTGTACCATCAGTAACATCTGTAAGTGTTGTGTTTCCACTTCCTTCTACGTCACCAGTAATAACAACATCAATCTTAGGATCTGGTTTATTTGTTGTATTTGTCCAATCTAAATAATATGTACCTTCTTGACCATCTAATGTATCAGCATCTAAACCACTACCTGATCCTTCATCACCTGTGGTTAATATTCTACCTGTTACACCACCTGAAGCAATTTCCCAATAATCACTTGCTTCATTCCATTGAAGTACTACATTATTTGAACTTCCTCTTTCAACTTCAAGACCAGCATCTTGAGTTGGAGCACCTGTATGATTTGCATTAAGAGTAATAATGTTATCAGATAACTGAATCGTTTCTGTATTAACGTAAGTAGTATTACCTGATACTGTAAGATCACCTGTAATTGTTAAATTAGCAGCAAACGTATCATCAACGTCTGATCTTAAATATTGAGTGGAATCTAATCCATCGAGGAGGTCTGCATCTAAACCTGAATTTGCGCCGTCAACTGTTTTGATTAAAGCAAGAAGATCGTTCGGGTCAGCACTAAACTCTACGATGCTTTCAGTATTTGAAACTGAATCGTATTGTTTAATGAAGATTTTACCGTCTTGTGTATTGATCGCAAGTTCGCCCAACTCCAATTGGGCAATAGTAGGCACGCGACCGGCAACGGCACTTCTTTTAAGCTTAATCAATGTTGACATATATATGTCCCTTTTTCACGCCTATATAGGCAGGTTAAAAAGTTCCTCCGTCAAGAGTAGTTACGGTGACATCTCCACCTGTAACTGTAAAGTTATTTATGTTAAAGGATGCAATACCAATATTGGTGTTATTTGCTAATTCGCCAGCAATCAATATTTGATTGTTACTAGCAGTAATATCTATTCCTTCACCTTCTTGGAAGAATAGAGTTTCTCCTAACTGAATAACATCTGTATTTCCAGTAGGTGCAGATATAGAAATACCGCCTAATGTTAGACTTGTAATTTCTGTATCTACATAATATTTTGTTGCTGCGTCCTGAGCATTTGTAGGATCAACAAGATTTGTAATTTGTGAATTATTAACATTAACTTCAGATCCATTAGTGTCTATATTTAAAACACTTGGTGTATAGATCTGATTACTTGTAATTCTTAAATCGTTTCCAACTTCTATGTAATTGCCAACTTCTACAAAATTATCTACATCAATTTCATATAATCTACTTCCTGAACCACTAGGATTTAAATTATATACAATATTATTTCTATCTTGAAAAACGTTAGCTCTAAGGTTTCCTGCGACATGGAAATTTCCTTGTGAAATATCAAAATATGCACCTAAAGTAGAGGCTGCATCAAGGAAACCAATATTTACACCTTGAGAATATAAGTAGTTCCAAGTATTGGAACCAGCTTGCATTGATAGTAAACCAAAACTTTGATCGTAACCAAGTTCTAATCTATTAATTCTAGACGTGCCATCAAAATCACCATAAAAAGTATTAGCATCTGCATCTAAAAATCTTGGGGCCGCAATATCACCTGTTGCAGTATCACCAGCAACTTCTAAATATCTTTGATCTAATGTTGTATATAAATTAGTATAATCAAGCGATGTTGCAATTTCAACGTTTGAGTTATGAACAACAGTATTTGAACCAAGTATATCACCAGTTAAATTAATTACGAAATCATTTGTTCTGAAATCAATCTTATCGTTTGCATCATCACCTACTACACTAATACCTAACTCAGTATTATTCCTCATCATTTCACCGACAAGGTCGTGTACAGTTTCTGTAAAGTCAGGAATCGCGTTCGCTTGTAATTCTACTGGTATTTCTGTCGCGAATGTAATACGACCTTGAGCATCAACTCGAATACGAGGAGTAAATCCATCAGTACCGTATAGGTCTGCGGTTACGCCAGTATCTTCAAGACCGATTTCAAATTCGTTATTGGCTAGATCTGTATTTGCACCTAATTCTAAACCTGTACCAATATAAATTCTAGGTGAATCGAGTAAGTCAATTACTCCTGTATTAGCACCATCTGTAATGTCTAAGTTCGAACTGAAATTGTCATTAATAAATCTTAAATTAACTGCATCAGAAGGGTTGACAGGATCACCAACACCTGTTATAATATTATTACTAACATTAATATTACCGCTTGGATCAAACGTTAAATCAGTATTTGCTGCAGTGGCGATAACACCATTATTAGAAACATAGAATCTTTGTACACCGGCGGTAAAGAATTGTAATTCGTCATTATCAGCATTTGGTGAAGTTTCAGCAATAATTTTTGTATCTTGGTCAACGTCAATAACTGAGCCTGCAAGCCCAGCCCAAATATTTCCGTCATATCCTTCAAACCTAGCATCAGTCGTATTATAACGTAGCATACCAGTCGTAGGTGTAGGTCTATCACTTGTTGAACCTACAGGAATATTTAATGCGCCAGTTTCATCTATTGTTATAACACCGCTATCACTCTTAAGTGTAGGTGTAAATACTCTATTCCAATTTTTATTAATAGAACCTAAACTATATGTAAGTGTTGCGTCTGGAATTAAGTCAGAAGTAAAATCGGCAACAACGTTAATTGTATCTACATTGGCATCACCAATTCGAATATTTCCGCCGAGAGTAAGATTACCATGAATGTCTGCATTACCTTCAACCGTAAAAGTATTGGCAGAAAAACGTAATCTATTATCGTCTACTAATTGTCCATTTGCACCAACAAATACAACGCGATTTTGAGTAAGGCCGGTGAGATTAAGTGTATCAACTTCTAAACTACTATTAATATCAACAGCACCAGTTGCCCAATCTATAGTAAATTTATCTAGACCATCACCAAATTTAAAATCACCGTCGGTATCTAATCTTAATCTTTCAGTGTTTGCTGTAAAGAATTTTAATTGGTCATTATCACTACCTGGTGTATTTTCTGCAATAATTTTCGTGTCTTGATCGACATCAATAACACCACCAAGACCTTTCCAAGCAGTTCCATCATATCCTTCAAATTGTTGATCCGAAATATTGAATCGAATCATACCACGTTCTGCAGTTGGTCTTTCTGCTGTGGTACCGTCTGGAATTACAATAGCACCAGTAGAATCAAAATTGACTAGACCTTTAAATGTTGCATCACCAGAATTATAGTCAATAACTAACTTATTAAGATTCGAACCAAAATATAAATCACCATCTGATTGAAGTTGCATTACAACAGTATTTGCAGTATAGAATTTTAATTGGTCGTTATCTGATCCTGGACTATTTTCAGCAATAATCTTAGTATCTTGATCGACATCAACTACACCACCTAAACCTGTCCATGCTATTCCATTATATGCTTCAAATCTTGAATCTGATGTATTATAACGAATCATTCCTTGATCTGGTGTTGGTCTTTCTAAAGTTGTACCAACTGGAATAATAAATCCACCAGAACTATTGACATCTACGACATTTGATGATATAATAAGACTATCGTCTTTTCCATTAATCTGTTCGAAGGTTTGAGTATAATCTATATCAAATCGAGTGTTATCAGTAAGAGTTAAACCTCTACCATCTAAACCCTTTCCTTGGAATTGTTTGTAGATAATATCGTCAGTATTTAATGCAAATGTTTCTGCATCTCCAACTGTTGCAACCCACCCAGTTTGGCCGTTAAGAGTACCATCTGTTACAAATACAAAAGATCCAGGTATTTCGGACAGAGTAAGTCCATACTCTGAGGTTTCATCAGTATACCGATCTCTCTGGAAAATCCAATCATCAGCTAAGGCGCCAACTTGAATCAACTCATAACGGCCATTCTGTTTAGGGTCAGTCTGGTCTTTGACTAACAATCCATCACCAAGTTCCCAGTCAGTTACACCATCTATATCGATAACGGCTGCTGGTGATAAATTAATTGTGTCGGAGAAAGAAGAATTACCACTAGTATAGGTTCCACCTAAATCTACGGTTGTTGCTGCAAGAACAACATTTCTTGCTAACATATCTAATTGCGCATTATCTACGTATCTTTTGTTAGCAACATCTTCTGGGTCAACAGGATCTCCGACCTGTCCTAATTCTTGTTCTAAATAGTTAACTGTAACAGCATCTTGTGGAAAAATTGGGTTTTTAAGATTTGATATTCTGTGATCAGTAACGTTAATAACGTCGTCAACTTCTCCAGGAACTAAACGAATATCATCTACACCTAATATTCCATCTTGTGTTAGAGTAAGTTCTCCAACATCAACTCTTGTTAAACCAGTAATTTCTGTCGTTGATTCGCCAATAGTTAATGAAGTATTACCTAATGTAATATCTTTTGCTTGAATATTTGTGCTGTTAGCAGTAAAGTTTAAAGGAGATAAACTTGTATTATAGAAATTTGTGACATGACCAAATTGATCAATATCAACATTTCGTGTAAATTCGAGTACATCATTATTTGTTGAGATTTCAACTGATGTATTTGCGTGGGAAATAACGAGATTAGCAAGTTCAGTATCGCTTTCAGGTGTTACAATGATACCTTGCCCAGCATCAACTGCTTGAACATATGCACCAATCGTATCAATACCAAGAACAACTGAATCAGGAACGATTACAGGTTTTCTTTCTCCTGGAGCAACGATACTTGTGGTAGTATCTTGTTTAGGTACTGCTCGAATAGATTTCGAGGAGTTAACCTTAACCTTTATACTCACGAAACCTCCGTAATAGTGTCAACTACAATCGCTAAGCCTTCAACTATTTTGGTCAATTCTCCTGTGGTTTTTTCCATGATTACATCATATTGGTATTTACCTGGCTTGAGAGCTGCAGTTTGAGTATCACTCAAAATAAGTGTGACGTCGTTATTTGCTGTTTTCTCGATTGAAAAGGTCGCAACAGGACTTGCGTCTGAGTATAACTTTTTCATCCCACTGTAGAAATTGTAGGTTGAGTGAAAAAGCTCTTGGTCGTCTTCGTCGAACAATTCAATTGTTGTTCTGAAATCCGTACCCTTGTCTATGTAAATATTAGCTCTTGATGCCATTGGTGATGAAACCTTCTAAATCTTTATTAGTTATTTATAAGAAAGGGCATATAAAATGCCCTTCAATGTTTTTATAATTATTGTTGAGCAAGTCACCCTTACTGCATAGTATAAATTATTTTGACTTTAATTCGTCAATTTGTTTTTGTTGTTCTTTAATAGCTTCAATCAATAATCCGACAATGTTTCCATAAGAAACTGATTTATATCCTTCGCTTGTAAGCCCAACAACTTCAGGAAGAACTTTTTCTACTTCTTGCGCAATTAAACCAATTTCATGTCTTTCGTTATCTATCTTATTATATGAAACTCCTCGTAAAGCTTTTACTTTATCAAGCGAACTTTCAAGTGTTTGTATATTTTCTTTTAATCTTTCGTCAGAATTTGTTGTGACGTTACCTGTTGCTGTAAAATCACCTGTTCCTGTATCGAATGTAAATCTTGTAGTTGTTCCTTCTCTCATTATGAGATCATGAGAGGCGTCAAAATCAATGTACATTGAAGTACCGTTATCATAGAACTGAACATCTTCACCAGTTCCGAAATATGCTGAACCGCCTCCACCGTTAGAACCATCTTGGAATACAATCTTACCAGAAGATACTGTATTTGTAGCGGTTCCATCGAATGAACCACCACCGCCTGATGGCCATGAGGTAATTGTGGATCCACCAAGTGTCATTGATGTTGCTGTTACACTTATAAAGTCAGCATTTTCATATATGATAGTATCGGTATTTAAGTTAAGTGTAATATTTCTTGTACCATTGTATCTTACAGAAGACATGATGTATAAGTCACGAACACCACTTCCGTTAGTTACAAAGGTTGGCTTCATAGAAGCTGTTGTTTGAAGAACAGAGTTTTGAGTATTAATATCTACAGGATTAACACCTGAAGCCGAACCAGCTGGACCTTGGAAACCTATTGTACCTTGAGGACCTTGTGTACCGGTCTGACCTTGAAGACCTGAACCAGTAACACCAGAAACACCTTGAATACCTTGGAAACCGATATAACCTTGAATACCTCTAAAGCCTTGAACACCAGGTGAACCAGCAAAACCTTGTGGGCCTGCCGAACCTGAACCAAATGCACCTTGAGTACCAGTATAACCTTGGAAACCTCTAGTACCTTGTGGACCTGCTACACCTGCAGGACCCTGTGTGGCTGCACCAGCTAAACCGTCCGCACCTTGAGGACCGGCTGGTCCTTGACCACCTGAAGTACCTTGACCGGAAAAACCTTGAATACCTCTAAAGCCTTGAACACCCTGTGCACCAGCAGTACCTTGTGGACCAGAACCACCAGAACCACCATCTAGACCTTGCGGACCTTGAATACCTGTTGTTCCTTGGATACCCTGTAAGCCTGTTCCAAATCCACCTTGAACACCTTGGAATCCATTTGCACCCTGCGCACCTTGAATACCAGCCCCACCATCGCCACCAACAGTTCCTTGGAAACCTTGGAAACCACGATACCCTTGAACACCAGGAGCTCCTAAACCAAATGGTCCTTGAACACCTTGAGGTCCTTGAATACCAGTAAGACCTTGAACTCCAGTACCTGTTGTTCCATCAATACCTTGAGGACCTTGCGTACCTTGAGGACCCACTCCACCTGATCCTTGAGCTCCTATTAAACCTTGTAGACCTAATGGTCCTTGTAAACCTTGAACACCTTGAACACCGATAACACCCTGTCCACCAATACCAGATGTTCCTTGAATACCTTGAATACCTTGAGGTCCTGGCGCACCAATTGCACTTGTTCCTTGTAAACCTTGAGGACCTTGTGTACCGCCTGAACCATCAGAACCTTGAATACCTTGAATACCTTGAGCACCCGTGGCACCTTGGAAACCACCTGCTCCAACACCACCGATACCTTGAGCACCAGTTAAACCTTGAATACCTTGAATACCTTGAGCGCCAACACCACCAGGTCCTTGGAAACCACCTGCACCCTGTGCTCCATCAGCACCTTGTAAACCTTGAATACCTTGAGGACCAACTCCACCAGTTGCACCATCAGAACCTTGAATACCTGTTGTGCCCTGTAGGCCTTGAATACCTTGTGCACCAGCACCATCGCGACCTTGTAGACCTTGAATACCTGTTGTGCCTTGTAAACCTTGAACACCTTGAGGTCCAGTTGAACCCGTAGCACCTGTATCACCAGTTCTTGCGAATGTAATTGTTACGTCTTCGTCATTTGCAAATGTTCCATTACCACTTACAAAAGCACAAGTGATATTAAAATAACCAGTTAATTCTGCTAATGCACTGATCGTAAAGATTTGGAATATTTCTGGTTGTGATTTCTTAGTAACTTTAAAGTGTCCTTTAATAGGACTTGTAGAGTCATCAACTGTTCTTATGAATGGCTGAATATCAACAAAGTTATCGTCTCTGTCATCAATATACATTGATGTGACAGATGAGTATGAACTATTGTTGAATTTTAAGTAACCAACACCAGGATCGTTATTAATTGTATCTGTTGAGAAGGTATAATCGAATGTAACACCACCGAATGAACCTTCAGCACCTTGTAAACCTAATGAACCTTGTAAACCTTGAGGGCCCTGTGTACCAGCACCAGTTCTTCCTTGTAAACCTTGAACGCCCTGAATACCTTGAATACCTTGAATACCAGCAGGACCGCGTGGAATAAATGTAATTAATGTGGCAGGACCATGAACCTGATTAACAGAGATTTCCCAGCTTGTTACATTACCATCTACATAATTAACATCAAAGTAACCGTAGTTCTTAGAACCTGAATCCCAAGTCCAATCTGTAATTTCATAAACTAACCAATGGTGACCAGCAGGACCAGACCCATCGTTGTAATTACCTTCTTGAACTTTTAAATAACCTTTAACTGTTCCTGGTTGAGACGCAATCCAATCTAAGAAATCATCAATCTCTTGAGTATATTGGTCAAGAGGAATATCATCAAGTGTAATTAATGTTGCTAATGTTGGATTAGCATTATTGAATTTGAAATTATTTGTACCAGGATCTGTTCCACCAATAATATTATTACTAAAGTTCCATATCCAAGTTAAACCACCATATTGTCCTTGCTCACCCTGAAGTCCTTGTAGACCTTGAATACCTGTTGTGCCCTGTAGGCCTTGAATACCTTGTGCACCAGTTGCACCAGCGTTACCCTGTAA